AAGACGTGAAAAGAATGGGAAACCAAATTGACCATATCGCCTGTGTGCTAGCAACGGAGCAACGCTGATGTCGGAAATCTTTGGATTGGATGTGTCGAACTTTGACAAGCTTCGTTTAAAAACGGGCTTGCTTCATGAGTCAATCCGAAAGAACTTACAAGATGAATTATTCAGACAGGGAACAATCGTTGAGCGCAGGGCGAAAGAAATTTTGAGAACAATCCATTGGCAGACGAGGGGTGGCATAACGAGAGGTCGTTCTGCCAAGCGGTCGAAGCGTTACGAACCTGGCGCTACGGTCGTCGGGCATATCGACACGGGGGCTTTGCAGAGGTCGATACACACCGAAGCGACAGCGAATCGTAATTTATTGCAAGTGCGCATCGGAACCGATAACACCGCCCCATACGGAATTTATGTTGAGCTGTTGCCTGATGGCGGATTTTTAAGACCAGCATTTCGGGCGAACATTCGTCTAATTGAATTGCGACTTGGTGCAAAAATAAAAGAGGTCATCGCTTTCGTAGCGAAGAAAAAATTATGATAAACCAACACGCTGGCGTTAAGTCAATTTATCAGACCGTCGCGTCCATTCTACGCGGAGATGCCGACCTAAAAACTCTTATGGGGTATGACCCTAAAAATCCAAATATAAAACGTGGATATCAAACCATTGGACAATGGAAAAAACTTTTAGTGTTTTATTTTCAGCCAGACTACGTTCATGTGCAAGCTGATTTTTCTCCAAAGTTTAGACAGAATGAGCTGGTCGTTTCAATTTACAACCGCGATAACGAGCTTGACCTTTACGATATCGGCGAAAGAGTCATAATGCTTTTGGATAGTGATTACGGTGCGCAACTTTCGGTGGCTGGCAAAGTCACGGTATTCGATTGCTCGTATGTCGGAGAACTGATTTCCAGCTTTTATAATGACCAAGTGCAAGCAAACCAACGAGCGTTGAGATTCACTCTCACGTTCAGAAAGGAGGACTAAATGCCAGACTACAATTCGCAGAATGTTCTAGTCGGTTTAAGCACGTTAAAAATCGATGGGATTTCTGTGGGATATACGTCGGGCGGGGTGACAATTTCTCTCGCAACCGATAGGACGGATAAGGAAGTAGACCAATCCTTTGCCGCTGTCGGAATTATTAAGGTGAGGGAATCGTTCACATTGAAAACCAATCTCGCAGAAGCGACCTTGGACAACTTGCGCCTGATTTGGGAACAAGTTGCTTCGATTGTAACGACACCTGCTGGAATCGGAGTTCCACCAAAGAGGAAGCTAAAATGGGGGCAAGCACCTTCCATAATCGAGCACACGCTCGAATTTATTGGAAAGTCACCAGAAGGCTATTCACGTTCGTTCTCGGTATTCAAGGCGGTAATTTTTGAGGTGGGGGATTTGCCACATCAAAAAGATGCTATCACCACGATTCCCGTGACATTCAGAATCCTACCCGATGTTTCGTTACCTGCGGGTCAGGAATACGGAGAAATAATCGATATCACTGGCACGTCAGGCGGCCCAAGTGTATTCGATGCAGTTGGAGTTGTGGAAGACGTTAGCTTGTCCGTCGTTTAACGAAGTTGAAAAAGTAGGAGGAAGCCATGCCAGATTATAATTCATCGAACGTTCTTGTGGGTGTATCTACCCTCAAGGTCGATGGAACATCCATCGGCTATACGTCGGGTGGCGTAACCATTTCGCTAGCGACGGATAGGACAGACAAAGAAGTCGACCAATCATTCGCGGCGGTCGGCATCATCAAAGTTCGTGAGAGCTTCACGCTCAAAACGAACCTTGCGGAAGCCACTCTCGCAAACCTGAAGTTGATTTGGGAACAAGCGTCGCTCATTACCACAACGCCCGCCGCTATCGGCGTGCCACCGAAGCGTCATTTGCTTTGGGGACAGGCTCCGACGATTATCGAACACACGCTGATATTCGTAGGAAAATCTCCAGAAGGATATTCCAGAACCTTTACGGTGTTAAAGGCTGTGATATTTGAAGTTGGAGATTTGCCGCACCAGAAGGATGCAATCACGACTATACCCGTGACGTTCCGCATCCTGCCTGATGTCACTCAAGCCGCTGGCGAGGAATATGGCGAGATTGTGGATATCACTGGAGTTGCACTATAAAAAAAGCCAAAGGGCTTAAAAAATTAAAACATAATCGGGGAGATTCACGATGACCAAAAAAGATATGACGATTGCAGAAATAAGAGAGAAGTTATCCGCGCCGAAAGTCGTGGAGTTACCATCTGGAATAACCGTTACGGTCAAGAAGCTAACGCCGATGGACTATATCCGAGAGGGTTTGACGGAAATCCCGAATGAGTTTTACCAATTCATTGGGGAATTGCAGAAGGGAACATTGGACTTCAAGGATGATTCAAAAACTTCCGAGAAGAACCTGTTGCTTTTCGAGAAATTTCTGATAGTCACTATCGAAAAAGGCGTGGTGAATCCCCCGATGTTGTTGAAGTGGAAAGCGGGCAAAGAGGAAACGCATCTATTATTTGTAGAGCTATCTAAAATAGACCAATCTTTGCTACTTGACGCGATAACGGGAAAATGACCGAGCAAGAAAACGCTTTAAAAGGATTATTTGGAAATGAGGATTTTGTAATTCTCATTGATACTCTGGCGAAGCGATACGGAAAAACGCCTAGCGAGATTTTATGCCACTCGACGATTTTCGAGTTTAATCTCGATGTGGCTGTAATGATTACGGCGTTATATGCGGAGAAACGAAACGTTGAAGAAGCCAGAACTAAAATGAAAGATGGAACCACGAAGGATAGTTTTAGCACGTTTGGGATTAAAGTAAAAACGATAAACGAGCCAAAAACGGAAGCTGGTAAATAATGGCAACGACGCTCGAAACACTTGAAGTAAAAATTATAGCCAATCTTGAGTCACTTCAAGTCGGACTCGCTCAAGGCTCGGCTTCTTTTTCCAAGTGGGCGAATACAAATAAAGCGCAAATTGAAGCGGTAGCAAAGTCATCCGCTGTCATCGGAACCGCTTTGACCGCCGCATCAGGGCTTGCTATCAAAGGACTTATCGACATGGAAAAATCCATGCAGGGAGTCCGCACTCAATTGGCTGGTATGCGTGAGGGAGAGCTAAAGGATTTTGAAAAAGGTTTACGCGATATGTCCGTTAACACGGGCAGGGATTTTGCGACTCTCGCCAAAGGTCTTGAAGAAGTCATTAACGCTGGAATCGATACGGGAAAAGAACTCGGTGCGCTGAACCAAATAAATAAATTATCTACTTCTACCAATGCAGAGTTTGCGACTTCATTAGAAACAGTCAGGTTAGCTACCGCAACATTTGGGAAAGAGGCGGGGACAACAGAACATATCGCTAACACCCTATTCCTGACAGAAAAAATTGGCGTTGTCACCTCGCAAGACCTGGCAAGTATTTTCGACCGCATGGCATCGACCGCGGCTGGTGCTGGCTTAAAATTAGAATCGTTCTCGGCGGCAATCGCTGTGATGACAAATCATGGCGTTTCTGGTCGGAACATCATGGCTTCTTTCAATGAAATTCTACAACTTCTCACAGAAAAGAATGTTACCGCCGAAGCGATTATGTCCAGAGTTGGAATTGCTGTCGGAAAAACGAATCTCGAAGCGCAGAATTTCATCCCGACTCTTGCAAAATTAAAAAATTTGACCGAATCGGAATTTAATGCGCTGATTCCTAATGCCAAGGCAAGAGAGTCAATCAACGTCTTAATTAAAAATCAGGGAGAATTTCTAGCGACTACAAATGCGTTTATGACGCAGAATAACGCACTCGCCGAGGATTTTAATAAGCGTCAAGCCGACCTAGGAACGACCCTAGCCAAGACCAGCCAAGCCTACAAAATAATGATGGCAGAGGCGATTCAGCCGCTTACTCCCGAACTGATAAAATTAGCGGCGGCATTTTTACACACGGCTGAATCCATTCGAGAGTTTTCGTTGGAACATCCAACGCTAGGCAAAGGAATCGGAGCCGTTACCCTAGCGATAGGGCCTTTGTTGATAGCCCTTGGCGGAATCTTGGCTCTACTACCAGCATGGGCTAATGGATTAAAAATTGTGACAGAGGCGATGCTTGGTCTTAATCTGGCATTAGCCGCATCCGTAATAATTTATGGGGCATTAGCGATTGCGATTGGAGTCACGATTGCAAAGTATTTAGAGATGCGAGATGCAGAGGCAAAATTAAAAACCGCACAAGAGGAAACTCCCAATAGGATTCAAAAAGAAATTGATAAAATCGGCGACCTTCTGACATCAAAAGAAGCGTTGACGGCGCAAGAAAGGGAATATCTTAAAGCCCAGTATGACTCGCTCGTTCAAAACCAAGCCTACCTTCGTGCCATTCAAGCGTCTGGAGATGGAACCAGACAGGAATACGAAGCCCTTGCAAATTCGACCGCAGAGGCAATTCACAATACCGAAGCGACCATCAAGCTAATCGAGGCCAAGAAGAATCAAAAAGAAGCCACAGACTCCAACGCCATTGCGCAGACAAAAGAGTCTGACGCGGTCGTGGCTCTATCACTCCGATACCTAGAATTAAGTGATGAGCTGGCGAAAGGAACAATCACCAAGCGAGTTTATTCAGAGGAATTTGTAAACCTAATTCAAAATTTTAAGGATGTTGGATTTTCTACCGAGCAAGTTCTTTTGAAATTGCGAGAGCTAGACAAGATAGACCCAAATATCAGCGTTAGGTTGAGTATCTTTGGCGTTGAAGAATTGGATAGTCTTGCAGAACGGGTGAAAACATTACAGCAAGAAATTATTGTCAATTCCCTTGAGGGCGATGCAAAGGTAGCCGCACAAGCCGCGTTTAGTCGGCAAAACGCGATAGACGACATAGCTAAGGAACGGGATGCGGTCATAGCAAAAAACTTTGCTGAATTGGAAGCCCTACATAAGGTTGTTGAGGCAAAGAAAAAAGCCGCGGCAGAAGCAAAAGACACGGAGAAACAAAAGGCGGAAGATGACCTCGCCCTATCGCAAAGAGCGTTCGATGCCAAATCGCAAGAGTTTGAATTTATAGCGAAAAACGAACGAGAATTATCCGCGCAACTTATTGCCGCAACGGAATTAGAATTTGCTCAAAAGCTTGGATTGAACGAGGCTGAAATAAAACAGCTTGCACAAAAGACAGGCGCAAACCAACTAATCCAAGACATATTAAAAAAACAGATACAAGCCCACAAGGAGTTGACGGGGGAAGTCACCAAGACCAATGATGAGCTGACCAAATCTGTCCAGCTTCAAAACACCGCCTTGGACGCCGCCCGTGCGCTCGTATCATTGGAATCGGGGGCGACAAGAAGCCCATCGGGGCGAACCTCTAGTGGGGCTTTGGTAAGCGGATTATCATTCACGAACCCGCCAGAGAATTTTAGCGGTGCGTTGGTATCCAAGGAAAATTCCTCGACCAATTTAATAAGCCAGGTCACTGCTGGATTATCAAATATATTTGCACCAGTCGCAAAGGCGGTATCGAATGTCGCTAGTTCGGTTGTAGCGCAGACATCTGGTCTTGAAACCGCATGGATTCGGGGAATAAACGGTGTCATGCAAGGGGTGACAGTGGCTCCATCTGGCTATGCTGGCTATGCAAATGGAACTCCATCTGTGCCGAAGACGGGTCTTGCGCTAGTTCATAAAGGCGAGGCGGTCATTCCCGCCGACCAGAATCCTTTTAATGGAAAGGGCGGTCAGGAAGTAACCATCGTAAATTTATTCGATGAAAAAATGGTTCCATCAATTATGGCTCGGTATCCAAATGCCATTCTGAATGTGGTCAATGAGGATATCCGCCGAAATGGCGTTACCAGACAGAATATAAGACGGTCGATGTGAGGAAATCATGCCAGATATCACGCTAGTTATTGAAACGACATCGGTTGTAGAAGATTCGATATTGACCGTATCTAACGCGGTCGATGTATCGGATAACGTTTCTACCGCTGAATTTGTCGATACCATTGACGGATTATTTTTTATAAATAAATTCGAACCTTTCACTATCGCCGAAGATTTAATCGTCGATGTTCCGATTTTATTGCAATTGTTTGCCGATGACGTTGGCGTGACAGACGAAGGGCCGCAACCGATAGTCCGAGTAGGGCTTGCGCTAATTGCTTTCGATATAACATCGCTAGCGGAATTTAAATTACTAGGTCGTGACCCCGAAATACTATCGGTGGTAGAAAATTTATCGATAACCGAGTTCAAGCTTCTTGGATATACGATTCTATCGTTGTCAATTTTTGACCTGGCTAATATATCCGAAATTGCTTTTAAACAGACCGTGGCTGATAGTTCCTTCTCCCAATTCGCCAGAAGTTATCCGTTCGAGGAAGAAACGATGTTTAACATTCTGACTCAAGTTTTTGAGAACGGGTCAGAACAGCGTCGTGATAAATGGGGCAAAAAGAGAAAATCTTTTACCGTTCAATTTGCGCCGAGAATTAAAACCGATATTGATTTGATAAAGCAATTTTTTGAACAGAATAGTGGGTCGTCTAATTTATTTAATTTCACAAGCCCGCTAGATGGAATAGTTTACACTGTTAAATTTGAGAATCAGAGTTTAACAATACAAAGGATTGCTTTCAATGTGTATCAAGCGTCGGTTCAACTAACGGAAGTTTTCTAAGTGCGCACAGTCGGAAGCGCGTTTATCAGCGCAAAAAATTCCCAACTGGTTAAGCCGATTTATCTATACACCCTTCGATATGACCCCGTAGGAAATAAATTCAAGCGATGGACAAGCTGGCCTCTCGGCGTGATTTTTGATGGAGATGTCTATGAGTTTTTTTCAATCACTCATAACGGAATTTCAGAGGATAGTTCTGGCGCAATTCAAAAAGCGACAGTAAAAGCCCTGAACATTTCCAGAGAAATACAAACAATCATCGATGACAATGATGGCCTTCGTGAGCGAGAGCTGACCATCACCCAAGTTTTCGAGGATACTCTTTCCGACCCTAGCGCGTATATTTCTGATTCATTCGTCATCGCAGACGTGACGGTGACGGAGAGAGAAGCCATTTTTTCTCTCTCGTCAAACCTGGATGTATTTGATGTCAAGATTCCGAGAACCCAAATCAGTAGGGCGTTCTGCCGATTTAAATTTAAAGGTAGCGAGTGCGGATACGCGGGTTCGGAAAGCCAATGTAATAAGACCCTGCAACGATGCAGGGAACTGAATAACTCAAAGCGTTTCGGGGCTTTTCCAGCAACCCCTATACAAAATATATTTTTAGGAGATACGAAAACATAATGTATTCACGATTTATTATCTGGCAATCAGACCCAAGTTTAGCGGTCATTGGCGAAGTTAATTTCGTCAATGAATTTACTGTGCTTAACGAAGCCATTGATATTCGCTTCACGCTAAAAGGATACGGATACAAACCAAATTTTCTCGATGAGAATGTCGACGTTTATAATTTCGGGTCGTATCGATGCTACTACCGCAAGCAGGGAGATGTGGATTGGATTTTATTTGCGAGAGCTGTTTCCGAGCGAGCGAATACGGAAGACGCTTTTGTCTATGCCGATATCCATGTGTCTACTGGGCTGATTGACCTAGCGACCTATGAAATAAAAATAATAGCCGCCGACGCGGATATATTTCTTTCGTGGGGAGGAACGCTTGAGGGAATTATATCTGGAGGCACTTTCTGGTCAGAGCTTGAAGCCAGACAGGTGACTCCTTTCAAGCTAACGCCGACAGAGCTAATTTCTATCGCTGAATCAGTCCACTTGGGAATGAACCCAATACAACTATTTGTCGTTGATGACCCCGACCTTCCAATTCGTGTGAAAGATATTATCCCGCCAAGCAGTCCGCTGATGGGATGGGAAATAGGCACGGCTGGAAACCTATTCGAATCTATCGCCCGCACGGAATTTATTTTGCTATCGATAATATCAAACATTTCGAAGCAGGAAACTTTTACCGTTTCTGAATTTGTTTCTTTTTTTAGTTCGTTGATTCAAAACCATAGCCCAGTTGATAATGTTAGTTCGTCTGAATTTTTTTCTGCATATCTTTTTCCATTCTACGCTTTTTTCTTCGACGCTATAATCCTAAATGAGGAAGCAACAGTTGGTCTGACGGTTATGTTTCTACCGACATTTTTTGAAGACATCCCTGTTTCGGAAGAGGTCGACTTCGATGGGTTGCCACCTTGGAGGGTCAGACGAGGATTTGACACCTTGTCCGTTGTCGATGCGTTGCCAAATATCGGAAACGCGCCTACCGATTGGCTACAACGATTCGGAATGTTCAAATACGAGCAAGCCCATGCAGACCCATGCGATAATTTCAACTCATGGGCAGAGGCGCATACGCTCAATGGCACTGTGCAAGCCGTCGGCGGACAATTCGTTTTTACCTCAAACGCTGGAATTTGCTCGGTTGGGAATGTTTTCACATTGGTTCAGAACGGCGTTGTAAATCGCATGTGGTTATTCGTGGAGTTCGATTTGTATTTTGACGGCTCTATTTCTGGCGACCAATTCTTTACTGTCCATTTCGGTGATTCTGTTTATGTTCGGATTAAATATAACCATGGAACGCAGAGCGTCCAGATAGACGGTTATCGTTCGGATGGAAGATTGGATAACATTTTCTTCAACGCAAACCTGACGACAAAGCGTAGATTCCGATACGAGATATTACGACCAGCGAATCATCGCATCCCTCACATGGCAGACGTTTACATGGATGGGACATTTTTAAAACGATTGAGAACAGACAGGGATACCAGCGATACAGACCGCGTTGATTTTATGGCTCCCGTGGCGAATACGATTTGCTACCTAGACAATATCCTGATGGGAATTTTGCGTGGAAAAGTAAACAGCGACATTATTCTTTTTATTATCGATAGCAAAGAAATTTTTCCAGACCCAGCCATCATACTCACGGAGAGCAGGACTTTGGCGGTAGTCGCAAAGCCCCCGTTAGAGCCTTATCAAGTTGAGCCAATTATTTTTATCACAGAAGTATTCACAGCGTTATTAAATCCGCCCTTTGTTTATGCCCCATTCGATAACGTCGGCGTTTCGGAGTTCGCCTTTGCTTTCATTTCTGGTGGTCTTATCCCAATTCAGGAAGTGACCATTGGGGAATTTGTCGGCTTGTTAATCTCTATTGAGTTCAGCTTGGTGCAGGCAACGTCCATCTCCGAATTTTCTTCCGTTGAGCGTCTTGAGGAAGGCGTGTTCGCACAAGAATATCTAGCGACCTCGGAAAACATTTCG